CTCGCTGCGCTGCCCGACTTTTTGAGAGGACCATGCGATGTGGTCCTCTCTTTTACTGCTTATGTAACGGCACTGTGTGAATAAGTCCAACCACAGATACTGGGAGGGGTAGGGGTTTCTTTTGCTATAAAACCCCACCCGGGATAAACCGCAATAAAACCCCACCCGGTATAAACCTGCAATTTTATGTCAACCCTTGATGTCGTATTTTTTATATGTTATAATATTATCATAGTATGATAATATAAAAGGAGGTACAAATCATGTCTAAACAAACCCGATACATTGGGGCCCAGATAGATAAAGAGTTACACAAGAAGATTAAGATGAAGTGTGCTGAACGGGACCTCACTGTACACAAAGCTGTTGTATTGGGTCTGATTATGTTGTTGGATCTGGACGAGGACATCGACCTCGACGAGATAAACGAAGAATTATCTGCAACTGGAAGCTAAGGAGGTGATGTAATTGCAGATTCTTCAACCTATGAAGCCAGCAAAGATTGACCTTGAGAAACCAAGCCACCAAAAACGTCTTGACGAATGGTTCGAGGACCCTGCCTACGTAGCAGAACCTAAGATTGATGGTTGTCACTACTTCAATCAAGCAGGACAGTTTCTTAGTACTAAGGTCTCTAAGAGGACAGGGAACTTAGTCGACAAGACGGAGAACTTCCCTCACTTGGTGGAAGGGTTTCTGAGAGCCGACCTAGGGCAAACGGTACTGGATGGGGAGATATACTACCCAAACGACCACAAGAGTTACGGTGCTACCAAGGTCACAGGATGTTTGGGTCCTGAAGCCGTCAGACGACAGGAACAAGAGGGATGGATACATTATTGTATCTTTGATGTCCTGAGGGACCCTGATGGCAACTGGCTGTTTAACCTTCCCTGGTACAAAAGAAGGGAACTGATGGAACAGATTGGCGCTGAGCTCTCCAAGCACTGCGAATACTATGAGGTAGTACCAGTAAAAAGAAACAGGAAACGCCAGTTCCTGGAGAAGGTCCTGAATCAGGGAGGCGAGGGTATTGTTCTAAAGTACACTAAGAGTATTTATGTACCTGGTAAACGGCCGATCAACAACTGGATTAAAATCAAGACAGGCATTGAAGATGACGTTGTGATCTTAGGTTTCGATCCTCCAGAACGTCTATACACAGGAAAGGATTTTGAAACCTGGCCTTACTGGGAGAATGGTGAACCGGTTACGCGTAGCTACTACAACGGCTGGATTGGTAGCATTGCGTTCGGGAAATACGACGACGAAGGACAATTAATCTTCTTAGGTAGTTGTACTGGTATCACAGATTCAATGCGTGAGGAGTTCACTAACAACCAAAATGAGTACATCGGGCAGGTCATGCAGATCAAAGCGATGGAGTACACCGAGGATGGTAGATATCGCCACCCGAACTTCGTCCGAATCCACCCTGACAAAAATCCCCACGAGTGTGTTATAACACACAAAGGGGGTGAAGGAGCTGTCGTCTAAGGTCACAACACAGAATATCAAGGAGGCCGCCCTAGCATATGTAGAGATGGGGTGGCCTATTATTCCCTTGTGCGATCCAGAACACAGGGATGTCGGAGATCAGCACCGACAGAAGTGCAAGGCTCCGGGTAAAGCACCCCTACTTAGTAACTGGACGCGACGTAGTGTACCAACAAAAGAAGAGGTGGAACAATGGTTCGAACAATGGCCTAATTGTAATATAGGCCTTATTCTTGGTGATACAGGTACTACTAACCTCGTGGGTATTGATGTGGATGGCGATGTCGGGGAAGAGATCTTACAAGACATTAGTAGAGGTGTACTACCGCCTACCGTCGAATTCAAGACGGGGAATGGTAGACGCTTAGTCTACGAACTCCCACTTGGAGCAGAGAGTAAGAAGGTTGCACAAAAAGGGGATGACGGAGAACTAGCGTTGTTAGCTACAGGGCAACAAACAGTACTCCCACCTTCTGTACACAAGAACGGTACGGTTTACGAATGGACCAAAACGCCTGAGGACCACGACATCGAGGAAGCACCTCAATTCGTGCTGAATCTTATCCTGGTACAGGGGGAGGGGGATGCGCAGCACGAAGCGACGGTCACACTTGACGACTGGAACCAGAAGGTCCCACAAGGTCAGAGAAACGACCACTTGACCAAGTTAGCTGGTTCTTTGATTGCACGTCGGAATATTCCGAAAGAACAGATTACTGCATTCTTAAAGACGTGGAACCAGAACAATTGCGATCCTCCCCTACCAGAAGAAGAAATCGAAGTGATGGTAGAAAATCTCCACGCAGCCGAACTTGCCAAACAATCAGGACGTAAGAGAAAGAGAGGCGACGACAAACCGGTCCTACGCCCCATCAAGTTCGCCGAACACTTCATTGAGGAACAGAGAAAGAAAGGAACAGAGTGGAGATATTGTGTTGACAGAGGTATATTCTACAGATGCGACGTTATGGTAGGACCTTGGGAGATTGTTGATACATTATATCTCCAACGCGAAGTAAGGAGAGCCCTCATCGAACAGGAGGAAACCTGGGATAGTCACAGGCATGTATATGAGGTTGTTTCAGCAATCCGAGAAGTCCTTGCCGACCCCGTGAACGACGACCTCTTTGATATCGGTTTACACCCCGATTTAAACCACGTATATGTTCAGAACGGTATGTTAGATTGGAGAACCCTCGAACTTAAACCTTGGGACCCGCGCACGTATAGTACTATCAAACTTCCCGCAGCGTGGAATCCTGACGCGAAGAACACCGAAGTGTACGAAGAGTGGAATAAAATCCTCGAAACGTGGGTACCAGATAAAGAAACCCGCGACTTCCTGCAGGAATACGTAGGGTACTGCTTAATCCCTGATTGCAGTCACAGAACTGCTGTCTTTCTGTATGGACCTGGCAGCAACGGTAAATCGTTGTTCCTCGAAGTTATCGCCAAATTGTTCCAGGGTTATATTGAATTTACTCCTTTACACTGGGTAGGGGAGAGGTTTGAGTCTGCAAAGCTACTTGATAAGCTCGTAAATGTGTGCGGAGATATCGATTCGAAGTATATGACAGAAACTAGCACCCTAAAGAGTTTGATTGCTGGTGACCCAATCCGAGCTGAATTTAAGCATGGTAAGAGCTTCCACTTCCACCCTGTTTGTCGTTTAATGTTCTCTGCGAACCAATTACCACGTAGTAGCGACAAGTCGGAAGGTTGGTATTCTAGGTGGAAGTTTGTTGAGTTCCCAAAGCGCTTCAAGACCGACACGAAGTTTAAGAGAAACCTATTAAACATGATGAGTCGTCCTGACGGGCTGAGTGCACTGCTCTGTTGGGCTGTAGAAGGGTTACGTCGTCTATACAATACTGAAGAGTTCACCATTAGCGAACCTATGGAGCAATCTGCAACAAACTACCGCTTGGAGAACGACACCGTCCAGGCTTTCTTTTCTATGGTACTAAAGGTGGTGGGACACACCGGGAAGGACACAATGGTAACTGTACCGAGTATATACAATGTATACCGTGTATGGTGTGAAGATTACGGTTTAAAACCAGTTAGTCAGCACGAATTTACACGCCGAGCCGGGGGTATAGACATCCAGAAAGCTGTGCGCCGAGTTAAGGGTACCACAAGCAACTGCTTCCTAGGTGTGCAGTTTACCGAATACGCAGAGGAAGCTGGATATTATGAAGAGTACGTCTTCAATGAAAGCTTACGCGTTAGTAGTACCAGGAGAAGAGGTGGAGGTAGATCTAGTCAGTCCCAAGCAGCAGAGTGACGTGTTCTCAAAAAAATTTTTAAAAATAACCATTGCTAAATTTTTATAAAAAAGTTATAATTAAATTGAAAATAAAAATTATTTCAGGAGGTGCCTATAATGGCTGAGGAAAAACAAGAGTTGGAACAAGAACAAGGACAAAAACAGGAAAAGCAAACGTTCGTACTGGATAACGGTGAAGAAGGTAGTCGAGCAGCTTATATCCGGCAAGAGTTCCAAAAGGATCGCAGTAGGAAGGAGATCGCTGAAGAGTTAGGTGTGAGGTACAACATCGTATTCTCCGCGACCGCTAACATGTTCAATGCAAAGCACCCTGAAGGCGGCGGTACAGGACAAGCTAAGGTGGCTGAGGATCCGCGTACTGGTGAACAGCGTCTCCGTAAGGACATCATGAGAGAGCTGTACGAAGAAGGTTGGACACGCGGAGAAATTGCACATCACTTCCAGTGCCCCTACGGTACAGTGTATGGTGCTACTCGCGACATCGAACCGCCTGAAGGAGCTCGTAACAGGGGTGGAGGCAAGGTAATGATGACTCACCCTGACACCGGAGAAGAAGTACCTCGTGTCGACTTCATCCGCGAGAAGTTCGCAGAGGGATGGTCTCGCAGGGAGATCGCCGACGCCGCTGGTTGTGACTACAGCGTAGTGTGGATGGCAACCAAAGAGGACAAGGATGAAGGTCAGGAGCAAGAGGATAAGAAGGACAAGGAATCTGACGAAGACCCCGACCTCTAGTCTTCCCATACCTTTGGGGAGGGTTTAACACACCCTCCCCTTCTTCTTATTTTCAGACACGACGTTGAAAAGAAAGGAGAGTGCTAGATGTCCAAAGAGGTTCCAAAAGAAAAGGTCTGTAACAAGGGGGACAATTGTGTAAACCCTGACGGGCCCCGTCAACCCATTGAGAACTTCAGTAGGAGGAAGATGTCTCCTGACGGGCGAACTTATGCGTGTAAGGCGTGTGAAAAGGAACAGGCGAAGCGAAATTACCACAGGAGAAAAGAGGAAGGTAGGCTCCAGATGACTCCTGAAGAGCACGAAGCACGCAAACAGTTCTATCGTGATTATTATCGTGCAAATAAGGAACGCAAGAAGCAATACGACGAGCAATACCGTAGTAGTGAGAAAGGGCGCGAAGTAATGCGTGAAGGGCACACACGTAGACGACAACGCATGAAGCAACAAGCCGCCGAACCTTACGAGCGGTGGGAAATCTTCCAGAGAGATACAGACGAGAATGGTGTACTGAGGTGTCAGATTTGTGGTACGGAGATAACAAGGGTACGAGATGCACACCTCGACCACATTGTACCTATCGCTCACGGTGGAGTAGACGCACCCGATAACGTAAGAACCACATGCACGGATTGTAATCTAAATCGTCCGAAAGGGGAGACAAGTAGTGAGTAAACATTACAAGGGTTTTACCGAACTGACTTTTAAGGAGTTAGTTGATACGTGGTGTGAGGTGAAGGCAGGAGACGAACACCGTACATTCACAAGTTTTGTTGTAGTTGGTTTTGGAGGAGAGGGTGAAGACGAAGAGTGCTGTATCACTGCCGCAAGCCTAACTGAGCTGTACTTCGCGATAGTTACACTGCAACAAGTGTTCAAGAGGGCAATAAAGGATGCACCACCTGAACTGCGTAGGGAGGTAGAAGCAGAGATAGCACTTGAGAACAGTATGCTCGGAGAGGACGGTTGGGATGACATTCGATGAACTACTTCATCAGGTCAGACCTGTCGGATGGGAACCTCCTAGCAGATTATTGGCTATAGACCCTGGAGAAACTGTAGGTTATGCAATCTTTCGTCACGGCCAACTCGACTCTGTAGGACAACTAACCTGCGCCTCTAAACCTGCAACCGTGTTGGACTTAGCGATGCGAATAAGCGAATTAGTCAAGAACGTTGAACCACTCACGAAGGTAGTTATAGAAGATTATCGTGTTTATGCCAACAAAGCTAAGATGCATTCTTGGAATGCTTTACACACCCCCAAACTAATTGGTGCGATACAAGGACTCTGTATGCAGTACGAGATCCCAGTTGTCCTACAAGGGGCGTCGAGTATGCAGTTCTGTACCAATAAGAAGTTAAAAGAGTGGGGATACTATCAGCAAGGGATGTCCCACGCAAACGACGCTATACGGCACGGGTGTTATTATCTATTATTCAATAAAAAGGAGTGATTGGGTGCAGCAGATATTCAGACCTGGAGATTTGGTTGTGGTAGAGTTTGAGGGGGTAGGCGGACCCGAGCAACTCTTTGCCAGGTACATCGATAACGACGAGAACAGTGTCATGGTTAACTACGAGATACTTGGCGTTAAGTACTGGATAAACATGAGAGCTATGTCCGTTGTAGGGATACGAACCGCAACAGCAGATGAACAGAAGGTATACACCAGGAGAATGGAAAAATGGGATTAGATAAAGAATACAAAGACTTCATACGCACAGGTGTGATATTATTAGTAAGTCTTGCTGCGTGTGCTACGATGGCGGTATATCTAACTGCGAGTTATGTCGAACCTAAAAGGCAAGAACAGACGGAAGTAGAGACACAACTTGAGGAACTTATTGAGTTGAACGAACAACTACTCAAGGACAACGAACGTCTCTACGAGGAGAACGAACAACTACACAACCTGCTCGAAGAACTTATCGAGCAGTTAGAGCCCCTCCAAGAATTAGAGATTACGAAGGCAACAATTACAAACTACGCACCCCTCGACCCCAACGCGGTCGAGGGGATGTGTTATAGTGGGGATCCGAACACAACTGCTTCAGGAGCACCTGTCACCATCGGACGTACGGTCGCTGCCGACCCCTCCATTCCTTTTGGTACTCGCGTGTGGATCGAGGGATACGGATGGCGTGTAGTCGAAGATCGAGGCGGTGCGATACGTGGTAATAAATTCGACGTGGCGATTCACTGCAGAACGACTGCCTTCAATAGGGGCCCTCACGAACGTTGGGTCATAATCGACTGGAGGTGAACAATAATGGTGTTGAAGATACAAGTTGAGACACTGTGTGGTCACTGTGACCATAGTGAGGTATGTAAGTACAGAATGGACTACGAAGATGTGCTACATTCCCTTAAGAAGGGTGTACCTACGAGTCAGGTATTCTCAAGGGAAGTTATGAAACACTTCACAGTAAAGTTAGAGTGTAAATTTTATCAATAAAGGTGAGCCAAATGACTAACGTTCGTTGTGTTAGATGTGAACATATCATTGTAATTGAAGGAGTTAAGTCTTGCAGAGCAGTACCTGGGGCGTTCATAAGAGACGACAATACTCCTCACCCCTTGTGTCCTTACGTACAGGAGGAACGTCGGCAGTGGTTTCAAAAATTAAAAAAGGAGAGTGATGGTAATGATTGACATGAGGTATTTTAATTACTCGCACTTACCCGAGGAATTGCAGCAAATCTCGAAGGAAATATATTTGGTAGCACGTTATATGAACAATCATCTATCCGACTGTGCCGAAAAGACTGCGGGTTTAAGAAAGTTGTTGGAAGCGAAGGATTGTTTCGTACGTGCACAATTATTTCGTAAGTGGAAAGAGGAAGAAAATCAGCAACATATGGAGTGGTGAGTGCAATGGTTTTGAAGATAGTACGTGTAGAAAAGGTAATGTGTACTCTATGTAACTTCGCTAGAATCTTAGAACTTGAAGAGGCTGTACCCGTCAGGTGCCCTAAATGCTTCGACGGTGAGCCTACGGAGTGGCAACTGGAAGAAGAGGAAAGGCAACGTAAGAGACAGAACTGGAGAGCGTGGCTTGAGGAAAAGAGACAAATGGGCAAGAAATGAGAGAAAACCGACATGGGCGATCGCGCTGCGCCTTCCCGTCACTTGGAAGCGGGTGCGGTTACCGTTACATATGGATTATGGACCCCAGTGTTTGTGTGACTGTTACGCTCGAAAGTGGTGAGCATACTCTAAGTGCGAGTGAGATGCCCAAAGGAGCGATTACCTTACGAATAACATTTGAAAGGTGAGGAGAAACAATGAAAAAGGTGTATCAGAAGATACAGCACTGTCCGGAGGATGGGTTCATAGGAGATTGTTTACGTGCGTCTATATGTTCTGTTTTAGTCATATCAGATGAAAACGTTCCACACTTTGCCGAACATATCAAATGGAAACAAGCACTTTATGAGTGGTTGTACAGAAAGGGGTACACTTTAGCGTGTTGGTGCGACCCTGAAGACATAGACAAGATTCTACACAACGACGATGATTACCTGTTAGTCGGTGGTATTAGTCCCAGATTTCCCGACGAAGGACATATGGTAGTATATAAAAACGGTCACATGGTACACGACCCACATCCAAGTGGAGAAGGTATCTTGGGTATACGGGAGGTATGTAAACTTGTACCTATCGAAGACGACCGTCTAATGGCAGAACAGTTTCTACAACGAATACGAGGGGAGGAGGAGGCGGATGACGAATAACCATAAAACCCCCACCGGTATAAACCTGCGAGACTACCAACGAGAAGCAGTGGAACACATCTGCCGACAGCACAAAGTAATTCTAGGTGACGAGCAAGGATTAGGAAAGACCCTCACATCGCTTACTTCGGCTATAAAACTAGCCGGGGATAAACCTGAGATTTTAGTGTTCGCCCCTAAAGTCGCTCTTGGGACATGGGTGTACGAAGCTGAGAAGTGGTTCGGAGCCGAGGCTATCACATACTCCGGTAGCTCGAAGCCACACGAGCGTGACCAGCTATGGCGGCAGTACCAAGAAGAAAAGCCACTCCTGCTTGTGGCGACGTACGCGATGATGGAGGAAATTTTCAAGAGGAAGAGAGCATGGCAAGCGATTATTTGCGACGAGTATCATAAGTCAGGATTATCACGAAGCTCTACAAAGACGTTCAAACAATTTGCGCGGTTCCAGTCTCGGTTCCTCATTCTTCTTTCTGGTACTCCGGTGCGGAAAGCGCCTGACGACCTATTCGCACCACTGCATCTTGTGAGTCCGTATAGATTTTCGAGTTACTGGGAATTTGTTAATAAACATTGCATCGTAACTCACGATGGATACGGACAGACAATCGAACCACGTCCAAAGAAACCTAAGGAGTTCAAAGAGTTGATAGCACCCTACCTCATCCGTCGTACCAAGAAGAAAGTGCTGAAAGAACTACCACCCTTGCAGCGCCAACCGATCCACGTAGAACTAACTCCCAAACAGAGACAGTACTACGACCAATTAGTCGAACACAACTACATCAAAACACCCAACAGTATCGTCGCGTGTCCCAATAAAGCAACTACCGTAGTACGGCTGCGACAACTTTTAGTCACGCCGAAACTGTTCGGCTTACCCGACCAAGGTGGTGCAATCAATACGCTCGTCGAACTCGTTCAGGATTCGTTCGAAGCAGGAAGACCTGTCGTAATCTGTACACCCTTCAGAGACGCGGTACACATTATAGGTGAAGCATTAAAACCACTTACCCAACGAGTATACCAAATCCATGGACAGATGCAACTTCCTGCCGTCGAGGTAGCAAGGAGCTTCCAAAACGACAAAACTCCTAACCGCGCCTTGGTATTTACAATCAGTTCGGGTATGTCGTTTGACGCTTACGCTGCGAGTGACGCGTTCTTTGTAGGTGCGGAGTGGTCTGCAGTACAGAACAAACAGGCAGAGGCGAGGATTCACAGACTCGGACAAACAGAGTCAGTTAATGCTTACTACCTTCTTTATCCTGGTACAATAGATGACGCGGTGCTAGAGCGTCTCGATGAGAACACCTTCGCACAGAATTGGGTTCTCGATACAGATAGAATGTTTCAGCTAGCAGAAAGACGTAGGTGATACAAAAATTTTTTAAAATAACCCTTTTAATTTTTTCTTTTTTATTATATAATTAAAATACAAAATTAATATAACAAAATTAAGACTCGGGCAGCGTAGGAGTTGGTTACTTCGATTTGGGATCGACATGTCGCGGGTTCGATTCCCGCCACCCAAAAGGGTGTAGCTCAGTGGTAGAGCGGTAACGTACCAACTTCGCCAATTCTCCCGAGTACATATTGGAGCGGCGTAGAGATTGGTTACTTCGGCTCAGAGATAGGGATGTGCTTGCCGGCCTCCCATAACCAATCTCGACAATTCCCTCCAATAACGAACATTCGGTGGGCAGCGTAGAGTAGGGTTACTTCAGGCTGTTAACCTGACCATCATCCGTACCCTATTCGTCAATCCTCCCACCTTTGTACGCGTACTCGGCGGAGCTGCGTAGGTTAGGGTTACTTCGATGGGCGTAAGCGCATAGAACCCCTAATCGACACATTCACTCCGCCTTGTATAATTTTATAACAAAAGGAGGCACAAGCATGGGTAAGCTCAATAGGAAGGCAGCTCACACGGATCTGCGACATCGTACTGACGCAACAACTAACTTCGAAGGTGGTTTAGCATTCGAGCTCGACAACAAGACGAGGTTGTATACCCGTGTGGTAACGTCACTGTTTGGGGAGAATAAGTTCTATCAAGACGCCGAAAGTCACAACAGGGATCTCATCAATGATATCTATGTCGTCGCCCAAACCGATCCCGAGTTCGTTCTGAAACTTGCCGCTTACGCACGCAATGAGATGTACTTGAGAACCGTTCCCATCGTTCTACTGGTACACGCCGCAGGTATCGAAGAGTGTAAACCCTATGTACGTAAGTGGACGCCGCACATCCTGCGTAGAGCGGACGAACCTACCGAAGCAGTAGCGTATTGGTTGAACGTCGTTAGTACCAAGAGTAAGATACCGAAACAGTTGCGCCTGGGTATCTCGGATGCGCTGAACAACTTCGACGAGTGGCAAATGGAGAAATATCGTGACGAACGTAGCCAAGTTAAAACAAGCGATATGTTAAGGATCGTACACCCCGAACCTAAAGACGACAAACAAAACAAGCTGTATAGGTACCTGCGTTACGGTGATATGGTTTGGGATATGTTACCGAAGATTACGGCTAAGCAAGCTTTCCTAACGAAAGAAGAGTTCGACGACGAAGCACGTAGGTTGGTACGAGAAGGTAATATTCCTTGGGAAGTAGTTGTGTCGAAGTTCGGCAACAACAAAGAAGTGTGGGATTCGTTAGAGCTTCCATTTATGGCGATGTTGCGTAATCTACGTAATATTCTCGAAGCCGGATCGGTCCAAGAGCAGTTAGCGATTCGTAAGTTGGAAAACCCCGACGTAGTACTCAACAGCAAACAGTTGCCTTTTAGGTTCTTCTCTGCCTACAGAGAACTGCAATACGTACAAGGTAGCGACAAACTGCTTGATGCACTTTCGAAAGCTATCGAATACAGCGCCGACAACATCCCTTTTCTTTCTGGTACTACCCTCATCGCTTGTGACAACTCGGGTAGCATGTCGCAACTGTTATCTCGTAGAGGTTCTGTAAGGTACGAAGATGTAGCTAACTTGTTCGGCGCGCTTGCGTACAGATTCTGTGATAAAGCAATCGTCGGTGCATTCGGTACTGATTGGGCTAGAGTACAACTCAATCCTCGCGACAGTGTATTTACTAACATGCAGAGAATTGCAAATGCAGACACCAAAGGTATAGCTACGAATGGGTACAGGATACTACAGAGAATGTTAGAACAGAACATTAGAGTCGACCGTATAATCTTACTATCCGATATGCAGTGTTACAACTCGAGGGTTCCGTTCGTGTATAGAAATAGGAGTCATGCTCCTGCCGAAACACAATTCGTTGACTTACTACAAAAGTATCGTAGCTCTATCAACCCTAACACTATCCTACACTCCGTCGACCTCGCAGGGTACGGCACGGCGCAAGTACCAAAAGAAGATCCTAGAACCTCGTTAATCGCAGGGTGGAGCGATCGGATCTTCCAATTCATCCACCTATTCGAAGAGGACGACTCTGCAGTCGTGAAGGCAATTGAAGATTACAGGCGTTAACTAGGAAGGAACACTCAACACGGTTGGGTGTTCCTTTCTTTCGTTCCAAAAATTAACTTTGTGTCAACCCTTGATATTTTTTTGATTTTATTTTATAATTATAATTACAAACATTGAAGATAGCGGGGTGAAGTCAGTGGCCTTGACAGACGAAGACGTAATCCAAATTTACAATTGGTACCAGGAAGGAATGGCTGTAAGGGATATAGCACAACATTTTGATATTACCGAGCCATATGTGTACAGTTTGGTTAGAGGTAAAGCACGCAAACATCTATACCGAATGTACTTCCCGCGTTCCAAGAAAGGGGGTGAGTAGGTGGACTTTATAGATATACACACCCACGACAGAATACGTTACAAACGTTGTCGTAGAAAGTGGGACCTTTCCTCACCTGTCAGGAGGCATCTGGAACCTAAACAGGACACTCCTAATATCAACTTGTGGTTCGGTACAGGTTTTCACTTCGCATTGGAAGATTACCACGGATTCAATAGATTCGGAGACCCTGCAGAAGCACTGCTTGCCTTCTACAAAGCGTTTAGACCTAACGAGTTGCCAGAAGGTTCTGAGGATATTATTACGTTAGGGATGGATATGTTCGACCACTACAAGCGTTGGTTGGAATATCGTGATTCCTACAGAACTGTGTGGATTGAAGGTGTACCTCAAGTCGAAGTTAGGTTTGCTTTGGAACTTACTGACCTTAGTGAGATCGCGGGCAAGCCTGTTGTTTTTAGAGGTACTATTGACAGAGTAGTTGAAGACGCAAACGGTAATTGGTGGGTACAAGACTTTAAAACCGCAGCACACGTAGATTTAAACAAACTCGCGAACGATCCACAGATTGGTAACTATGTATGGGCAGCAGAACAGTATTACCAACGCGAGATAATGGGTATGGTGTATACTCAGTTCGCGAAGAAAGTGCCAAAGCAACCGACGGTTTTGAAATCAGGAGAGCTATCACTGAACAAGCAACAAAAAACGACCCACTACTTATATCGTAAGGAACTGTTAGACAGATATCCAGATGGTAACTTCCCACCGCGATACGTAGAATTTCTCAACCACCTTGCGTCATTAGAAACCCCTGAGGGAGATGAGTACATCCGGCAGGATGAAGTACAGAGGAATATACATGCTAAGGTCAGTACTTACAACCACATGTGGAAGGAAGTAAGGGAAATGATTGACCCTGACCTAGCTATCTATCCTAATCCCACCAGAGATTGTAGTTGGGACTGTACCGAATTCCGGCCGGTGTGTATAGCAATGGATGAAGGGGATGACTATGAGTACCTCATCCAAGAATTCTATCGCAGAAAGGAGGAGGACGACGAGACATGGCGGGACAGAATCCAGTATCCAGTACCAACAACGTAAAGCAGGTACAAGAACAACCTCAACAAGAAAAACCTAAACCTGCACGACCGGCGTTTAAGATTGAATCAGCCAAGAAGCGTAAGAGATACGGCAATTATCTCTTCTACGGCGACTACGGGGTAGGTAAGTCAACGCTAGCTGCGACAGCTTGCGAGGTTCCAGAGATGAGGTATGTAATCTACATCAACGCTGAAGGTGGAGATGAGTCGATTAAGGACTTCGACATCGACCTTGTTGATGTAAACAACTTCTCACAGTTTGCAAGGGTGCACGAGTTCCTCAGGATACACTGCCAACTACGAGACAGATACCTTAATAGCGACGACGCAGAGGCAAGAAAGAAGTTAATACAGTACGAGTCGGCACTCAAGGATGTACCAGAAGAAGAGATAGAAGAACCAATATTGTACAACACTGTATGTATTGACACCTTAACGGAAGTACAGAAGTATTGTATGTACCAGCTACTCGGTATAGAAGTAGGTAAGTACGCGCTAGACCTTGCACCTGAATCTCCGCAGTGGGATGAGTGGGGCAAGTCAGCAGAGATGATTCGACTCTTAGTTCGTTCATTCAGAGATTTACCAATGCATACTTTATTCGTGTGTGGTAGAGGAATGGAGCAAGACCATCAGAAGAGATTCCACTACTTCCCTCTACTACCTGGTAAGTTGGCAAACGAAGTACAAGGGTTCTTTGACGTGGTAGGTTATATGGTAGCTGCACCTACGGAAGGGGAAGAGATGCATCGTAGGTTGTGGTTGGAACCTGGTCAAACGTTCAGAGCTAAGAACAGGTTCCGTGACTTTGATGGAAGGTATATTGATAGTCCGTCGATGGCGGATCTGGCTAAGCTTACGCTTACGCCTAAACAATAATTAAAACGGAGGTGCCTATTAATGGCAGAGAAAGATTTCCTGAATCCTGACGATCAGCAAGCACCGAGCAATTCTGGCAGTGGAGAAAACATGGTACTAAACTTGGAGGATGTGGACGAGACAGCGCCGGCGTTCGAAGCACTACCGCCTGGTATCTACGATGCAGTGGTAGAGAACACAGAGTTCGGACCTTCACAACGTAGTAACAGACCAATGATTACTTGGGTGTTTAAAGTAGTCGACCCCCAATACGAGGGAAGGTTGGTCTTTAACCACACAGTAATCGACGACACACGCGGACAACAACGACTGAAGCAGATACTGACTCGCGTAGTACCAGAAGTAGACCTAAGGAACTTCGACCCAGCCGCATTTTGTGACAACGGTGAGGCAATCGGATTCCCTTGCCGCGTGAAAGTCAACGTCCGTCCTTACCAAGGGCAAAAGAGGAACAACGTAACAGACGTACTCGCACCTGCAGAAGGTGGTTCGTTCCTGGACGAGTAAGGAAAGGTGGGGAGGGGAAACTCTCCCCTCCCTTACTACCTAATGAAAGGAGGGAGGGAGATGCCTAGAGTAGACGGATTATTAACACCCAAAGACGTGGCGGCTGAGCTCGATGTTAGTTATGTCACTGTTATCAACTATATCAAGAAGGGTCACATCAAGGCCTTCAAGATAGGTGGACAGTGGCGTCTCTACCCGAGCGAGTTGGAGAGGTTCAAAGCGAAAGGCAACAGAGATGACCAGGAGGTCGTATCCTAATGCGTTCAAGAGCAATTGTGTTGTTGAGTGGTGGGATCGATTCAACAGTGTGTGCGTCGATTGCAACGAACGAACACGGTAACGACAACGTGTTCGGATTAACAATTTCGTATGGACAGAGACATACTAAAGAACTGCTTCACGCGTCAAGGATTGCAAAAGAACTTCAGCTTGGAAGGCACGATTTCATCAAGCTTGACGACGCTTTCTCTTTCTCTGGTACTGGCTGCGCACTCGTTGATAACGGCGTTGAAGTACCAGAAGAAAGTTACGAGACGTTGCAGCAAGTTAACGGGCCCTCGCCGATGTATGTACCTTTTAGAAACGGTATACTACTCGGTTACGCTGCGGCGTACGCACTGCAAACTAAAGCACGTTTTATTTACTATGGAGCACACGCAGAAGACGCACGCAACTTTGCCTATCCTGACACAACACCAGAGTTTAATGGTGCAATGATGAACGCTATCTACATCGGCTCTGGTCGTGAGGTTAAGTTGCTAACTCCCTTACAATGGATGACAAAACCCGAGATAATTGAGTTGGGGTTGAAAATTAAAGCACCTTTATCTTACACATATAGTTGTTATTCGGGTAGGGAGCTCCATTGTGGAAAGTGTGCAACTTGTGTCTCAAGAATCCGTGCGTTTAAGTTGAACGAAACGGTCGATCCTGCCGAGTACGAAATCCACGTAGACTGGGGTTCTTTGCCAGGTAGGATGAACCTAATTGATTAAGGAGGTTTTGAAGTGACGTCTTACAAGAAGGCTGATTCAAAACTCATGTTGTTAATGGGAATGTTTGCCGCATTCTTCGTTATGGCTAATTTCCTCGCCACTAAACAAACGGTGGTAGGTCCTTTGACCCTAACGTTAGGATTGCTTGCATTCCCATTTATGTTTTTAGTGACAGACATTGTTAACGAGGTGTACGGTAAGGATACTGCAAAGATGGTAATCCGTAACGGGTTTATCGTCATGATATTTGCAGTTATCGTTACACAAATCGCAGTGAGGATACCTCCCGCACCACACTTCGCTGGGGAAGGACAGGAAGCGTTCGCAATGGTTTTCGGATTAGTTCCAAGAATTACACTCGCATCACTGGTTGCGTATCTGTGTTCACAATACCACGACGTGTGGGCATTTGCTTTCTGGAGAAAGATTACAGGAGAGAAACACCTTTGGTTGCGGAATAACCTATCCACAATCAGTAGCCAGGCAATCGACTCCGTTATCTTTATTGGTATAGCGTTCATCGGAGTAGTGCCTCTTGAGGTGTTGTGGTCGATGATATTAGGACAGTGGATCGTTAAGTGGTTGATTGCTGTTGCAGAAACTCCACTGTGTTATCTCGGTGTTGCGTGGGCTAGAGATGAACTGGGTAAAGGTAAAGGCTCAGCCAAACACGCAACGAGCTAGATAGAACCCAGGACGGGGAGGTGTCCTCGTCCTTACATATTCGAAAGGAGGAAGATAAATGTTTAGCACTATACCTTATTGTCCCTTCTCGAACACCGATTGTAAACAGGATGGTTGTGCAATATTCGTTCCGAACCAAGGGTGCACTTTTTACCTCGTAGGAGTGGCTACGTCTATATTGATACAAAGGGATAAAGAGGAGCAGGAAGAAATAGAGAAACTTAAAAGGGAAGGAGAGATGTAACACAATGGATTTCAAGAAGTATCAACAAGAAGCAGCAAGTACGTTCAAACCACCCAAGGAGTTGGAAGCAGAACAGGCAAGGTTGTGTGATTGGGCATTAGGAGTAGGGAGTGAAGCAGGAGAATTACAAGACTCAATCAAGCACCACGTATTTCACGAGCAACCACTTAACTTGATGGAGGTGGTTAAAGAAGTAGGAGATGTCCTCTGGTACCTGTCGGGATTGTGTGAAACGTTAGGAGTTGAACTTGAGGATTGCGCTGAGCTTAACCTTGCAAAACTCAGACACAGACATCAAGGTAGGTTTTCATTCGAAGGTAGTGCTAATAGACGTGAGCGTGAACAGAAATTCGAAGACACCGAAGAGTACCAGAGAATACGTGACAAGATAAGGAGTGGTTAAAGTGGTAACAAGAACATGGGTTTGTCCGGCATGCGACATACCGGTTCCGACTAAACCAGATGGGTCCTGTCCAAGGTGTAATACGATGTGTATACGTCGTTACGAGATTCTTGAGGACAGTGGTGATCGTATCGATTATGGTACAGGAGCTGTGCGTGATGTAGAGACGGGTAAAGGGAGGTTCGATTTAATACCGTACGACCCACTTCGTCGTCTCGCGATACACTACGAGAATGGCGCGAATAAGTACCAAGAAAGAAACTGGGAGAAGGGTATCCCAGTGAGTAGGTGCTTTTCCAGTGCGATACGACACTTATTCAGGTGGCTTGCGGGTGGTAGAAGTGAGGATCATTTGGCAGCTGCGGCGTGGAATATCTTTGCGATCATGCATTTTGAGCAACATATGCCTGAAATGTTGGACGTGCCAGGAGGTGAAGATGATGGAGATAGCGACAATAGTACCGACTGAGGCACTTCATTTAGTCGAAGACGACCCTTACCATCTTTGTCTGGTACAGGAGCTACGTAAGCGTGGCGATTACTTTCAGTTCTACAAGAAGATGGCGGAGGAAGGTAAATTCGTCATAGTAGACAACGGAGCAGCGGAAGGTGATACGGCAGACATAAGAGATGTCTTCACAGAAGCAGTCATATTAGATGCTAATGAGGTTCAACTACCCGACGTTTTCTTTGACAGCGAAGAAACTGTAAAGAGATCAACCCAGGCAATATACTTTCTGAAAGATCGGGACTGGAGAGGCAAGGTAATGGCGGTACCTCAGGGTAAGGGCTTTAGAGATTGGATACAGTGTGCAAGAAGGTTGGCTATGATGGCTAAAGTAACTACAATCGGAGTCCCGAAGAACCTTGTTCACTTAGAGGGACCTGATGGAAGATTTAAAGCCGTAGAGTGGTTAATAGAACACCTACCGGGTATGGAGATTCACTTACTTGGTGTGTGGCAAGATCCTCGTGAGGTAGGTAAAATCTATAAGACGTACGGTAAGTATGTCAGAGGTGTAGATTCGGGGATCGCCGCCATATATGCTCAAGTAGGATTGTTGCTCGACCCCGCTCTGCATTCGAAGCCAGGTAAAAACAAGGCATTTCTGAACTTTGACGATGACGATGTGGATTTCGAAGGTTTGAAAATGAACATCGAACTGTGGAGGAGGTATTGTTATGGACATTTGCGTTAATTGTGTATATAACAGATATCCTAAGATACCACCGTCTACTACTTTCAACACAGATATCGCTATTGTAGGAGAAGCTCCTGGCAGTGAAGAGATCGCACGGAAGATTCCTTTCGTCGGACCTGCAGGGCAGTTACTCAACAAAGCACTTAAAACAGTGCAGTTGCCTGACCGCGAAGAGATGTTTGTAACCAACGCACTTTTGTGTAGACCACCACAACAGAAACCGAAGTTGAAGCAAGCCATTAGACAGTGTCAGAAGAGATTAATAGGTGAACTCGAGCTTGTAAAACCCCGGTTGATAATAGCCCTGGGTAATATAGCAATGCACTCGTTAATGGATGACTTCGACCTAAAGATATCTAAAGAGCAAGGTAGGATTATGGAATCACCGTTTTTACCGGGAACGAAGATCATTCCGATGCTACACCCCGCGGCAGTACTACGGGCACCAGGTGACTACAAACTTCTTTTTGGTACTATGCAGTATGCCGCGAAAGTGTACGCAGGCGCTGACATTCCGGACCCTGGAAAGGTACAGTGGGAAGTAGTTGAAACAGAGCAGGACTTTCAACGAATGATGAACGTCCTTAGTACCAAGAAAAAAGTGGCGGCGGATATCGAGACCACCGGACTAAACCCGCGAAGGGATGACATTTTGGTGGTGGGCGTCGCTTATGATAAGAATAAGGTGTTTGTACTACGTCCTGATATGTTACGTCGTGAGATGTTTGAGATTCCAGGTCTTGAATGGATATGGCACAATGGTAAGTTCGACATTCAGTTCCTTAGACGTAGAGGTTTACCAGCGATGGGACATCATGATACAATGTTACTAAGTTACTGTTTGAACGAACACACAGGGATACACGACTTAGGTCAACTCTCAACGAGGATATTGGGAGCACCACCGTACAAACACAAAGTAAAATCAAAAGTAGGTAAGAAAGGATTCGCTGAGCTTCCTGAGCCAGACTTATTCGAAAGGGTAGCAGAGGATGCTGATTACACATTACAGATATTCGATACTTTACACGAGAAGGTGTGTGCTAACGAGCAACTGAAGCGGTTATATAATAGAATAATGATTCCTGGCAGTGCTTTCTTGAGGAGAGTACAAAGGAATGGTATTTATGTTAATCAGGATTTACTACAGGAGTACAAGAGAGAGTATCAGCAGCACTTAAGTGAGATACTGGACAGAATTCTCGACATAGCACAGCCGCTTTGGGATCCTGAGAAATACAAAAGAGATACAGGTGCGAAAAGTGCTCCGGAAGTGTTTAATCCTGGTTCGACTTATCAGTTGGCGTGGTTATTGTACGACGTGTTACGACTTAAACCACGCGGTAGGAAAAAAGGTAGGAGCACCGATGCTGAGATGTTGAGCAAGATGGAAGGTATGCACCCAATCATCGATGAGATGTTGGAGTATCGTTCCGTTGCGAAAGAGTTGTCGACGTACATCGAAGGTGTTGAGAAACACATTGCCGACGACGGTAGGGTACACACAACGTTCAAGTTACATGGAACCGTAACTGGCAGATTGTCGTCAGCTGAACCCAACGTCCAAAACCAACCGAAGCGTAAACCCAAGGTCAGGAATATCTTCCAAGCACCCCCAGGTAAACGTTTGTTAGAAGTCGACTACAAAGGTGCTGAACTTCGTGTTCTCGCACATATTAGTGGGGATCCTGACCTTAGAACCTGCTTTATAGAAGGGAGAGACTTACATGCCGAAGTTGCCGAAGCACTTCAGGCTCCCCGAATCCGTGCAAAAGCGGTTAATTTCGGAATTGCTTACGGACGTACTGAGTACTCGTTTGCCGAAGAGTTCGGTGTCTCCGTTGAAGAAGCACGACAGTACCTTTACGACTGGTTCGCAAGATTCCCCAAGGCGAAAGAGTACATGGACGGATGTGCTCGTGCGGTCGTGGAAGGTAGAACACTCGTTACTCCCTTTGGAAGACATAGAAGATTTGGACTTATTACGTCAGAAAATCTTAGCGAACTTCAGAATGAGAGTAAAAACTTCGTTATTCAGTCAGTTGCATCCGACCTCACACTTATGTCTGCAATGCGAGCTGAGAAACCTCTTAGAGACCTCGGAGTTAAAATCATCAACTTGGTCCACGACTCAATATTACTGGAATGTCCCGATGACGATGGAGTAACACGAGAAGCGATGCATGTGCTGGACGACATTATGTCGAAAGTACCAAAAGAAGAGCTTGGCACTGATGTTCCGTTCGGAATCGATTTTGGTGTCGGATATCAGTGGGGTAACCTTGAAGAAGTGGAGGTAGATAGTTATGCAACTCAGTGAAACAGCAAAGAGCATCCTAGAGAAGCGGTATTTACAACCGGGTGAAACACCTGAGGATATGTGTTGGAGGGTCGCTAAGACAGTAGCCTCCGTTGAAAAGGATCGCGATACTGATTGGGAAAAAACGTTCGCTCAGATAATGCTGAACTTAGATTTCTTACCGAACACTCCTACGTTGATGAACGCAGGTACGAATAGTGGACAGTTGTCAGCATGTTTCGTACTCCCCATCGAGGATTCGATGCATGGGATCTTCAAGACGTTGTACGATGCGGCAATGATACAGAAGACGGGAGGTGGAGTAGGATTCAACTTCTCCCGCCTTCGTCCTAAAGGCACTCCCGTGAGTTCGACTCGTGGTGTTTCTAGTGGTCCGATCTCGTTCCTCAGAGTGTACAATGCGGCAAGCAGTGAAGTAGAGCAGGGTGGTGCTCGTAGAGGTGCAAATATGGCATGTATGAGTGTATACCACCCAGACATCGAAGAGTTCATTACCTGTAAAGATGAGGAAGGTGTTCTCGAGAACTTTAATATCTCGGTACTGATAGACGATGCCTTCTTGCGTACAGTAGAGAACGACGGGGTAGTTTTACTATCTCATTCTACTCAAAGCTACGCCAGAGAAGTAAAAGCGAGAGAGTTATTCGACAAGATTGCATATCAGGCATGGAAGAATGGCGAGCCAGGAGTTATTTTTATTGACAGAGTTAACGAAGATAATCCTACTAAGCATCTTGGCGATATTGAGTCTACTAATCCGTGCGGCGAACAACCTCTTCTACCCTACGAGAGCTGTAACCTCGGGTCTATTAACTTAGCGAACATGTTGACACACCCAAAACAAGGAGAATTTTGGGTAGTGGACTTCGATAGAATCAGAGAGGTAACGAGGATAGCTATACGGTTCCTTGACAACGTGATAGACGTCAACGAGTATCCCTTAGATGAAGTAAAAGCGGCTACAAAGAGAACTCGCAAGATCGGCTTGGGAGTTATGGGCTGGGGAACGTTGTTGACACGTTTGGGTATACCGTACGGTAGTCCAGAATCGTTTGACTTAGGCAGGAAAATACAACACACTATTAAAACTACAGCACTAGCAACGAGCCGAGATCTGGCAGACGAGAAGGGTACATTTCCTGAGTTTAAACCTTCCTACGAGGGTGAGCCTGAGAGGAGAAATGCGACGCTTACGACGATTGCTCCCACAGGATCTCTTGCGACAATAGCAGGTGTGAGTTACGGAATTGAACCTATCTTTGCACTGACGTACCAGAAGAAAATGGTAGATGATACGTACACCGAAGTAAATCAGGACTTCTTGGAGCATCTTAACAATTGGTACTTTGATGGGTCTATCGATGAGGTCAAACGACAGGTAATTGAAACCGGGTCTTGTCAAGACGTTATATCGTTAAGTGCGAGGGAAAGAAGGATATGGAGAACTGCCTCAGAGATTCCCCGTGCCAGCCATATTGATATGCAAGCCGTCTTCCAGGAGCATACTGATAATGCGGTATCTAAGACTATCAACATGCCGGCTGATTCG